GAATCCCTTCCCATACGGTAGATACAATTTGCTTAATGGTTTCCCAGGCACCAGACCAATCGCCAGTGATCACCTGCATAACTAATGTGATAATGCCAAGAATAACATTTAGGACTGTTTCTATTATCGTCTTGATAATATCCCAAGCTGTTGTAACAACGAGCTTGATATTCTCCCAAACGGCTGTTAGATAAGGCCCAATTAAATCCATAATGGTGGTGATTACCGTCGAAATGGCATTCCAGACAGTTGTTGCAGCATCTTGAATCAACTGGTGATTTTCCTGCCACCAAGAAACCAAGGTTCCCCAAATTTCCATCACAAAGTCTACGACTGTCTGAACGATGAAAGAAACAGCTGAATAGATAGCATTCCAAGCATCCGTAACAGCCGTTCTGAAAGCTTCATTATGTTCCCATAGTTCCTTAATACCAATGACCAATAAAGCAACAGCCGCTATCACCGCAAGTACAATCCCTACAATCGGAGCAGCCGCAGCTAACATCCCTCCAATCGTCGTCCCAAGAGCTAAAGCTGCAGCTTGTAAGGCTACAATAATGGGTAAGAGAATACCCGCAACAGTCACCAGTCCACCCACAACCAGAATGAACTCCCGCACAGGTTCCGGAAGATTCACGAACCATTCCGCAACACTTTTTAAAAGCGGAACAAGTTGTTGGAGAAACGGAGCTAGGGTTTCTGCAATCGCTCCTCCAACTTCGGCCATGGCCTCTTTAGCTGCATTTTGAGCTAAGGTGAACTGATCAATAGGGTCAAGTGTTGCTTCATAGGTGGAAGCAACCACTCCCTTTGCTTTTTCTGCGGTTCCTGCTAAATCATCAAAAGATAGAGCCCCCCGCTTAATGGCATCCACCATCCGTGGAGCAGCTTTAGTACCAAAGATACTGGATGCAAGCGTTAAGGCTTCCGTTTCACTAGTGCTGTTTCGGATTTGTTCGACCGTTTCTTTTAAGCCTTCACTCAGTGTCTTTCCTTTAGCTGCATAGTTGACTGCTGCTTTGGAGAGAGAAGAAAGAGCAGCCGAAGAATCGACCCCACTTTTTTCAAACTGCCCCATAAGAGCCACACCCTCATCAAACGAAAGTCCTAAAGCCTTAATTTGTGGAGCACCTTGGATAGCTTTGTTCATCAAATCCTGAACACTGACTCCAGTCGCCTGGGCCGTATAAGTGACAGTATCTAAGACTCGATTTAAATCACTCGTCTCAAGTCCATAAGCTTCAATAGCTTGTTTTGCAGAAATAGCTGATTCCGTCACGTCCGAACCATTGATTTCTGCGTACTTAATCAAAGTCGCAGAAGCGTCCTTTAAGGCATCACCAGTCAACCCAAACTGGGTATTAAGCTCACCAACAGCACTGCCCACTGTTTGAAAGTCCGTTGGAATTTCAGTCGCAAGGCCTTTTGCAATATCTGTCATCTCATCCAGTGCTTTTCCGCTGGCACCGGTTTTGGTGACGATGATATCCATCCCTTCGTCCACTTCTCGAAAAGCTTCCAGTGTTGCTTTTCCGAAGTCAATCAGCTTCTGACTGATTTCGCTCAGTTTTTCACTGAAGTTGGCTAGAATCTCAGACCTTAGAAGATTGTTAGTTTCTGCTAAGCTGTGGTTAGCATTATCACTTGCCCCACTCATGCTGCTCATCTCATCTTGCAGATGATGATAAGCTGTCTTGGTTTCATTGAGTGACTTTTCTAGTTTATTGGCTTCAACTGAGTTCTCACCGTATTCAGCCTTGGTCAACTCTAACTGCCGTTCTAAATTGGCAATCTGTTTCTCGACAATCTCTGACTGAGCCGCAACCTTTTTCTGAGCAAGGGCCAGTTTTTCAGATTCACTGGCATTACGGCCTAGCTGACTTTCTTGCAACTTAAAGGAGGAAGCGGCTTTCTCACTCTCTGAAGCTAGTTGATTTTGTTCAGCTCCTAAAGCAGCTAGTTTACTTTTGTTGCTGGTGACACTGGAGCCATTTTGCTCCAAAGCTCGGTTTACACCCTCTAGCTTATTCTCATAGATTTTGAGAGTGTTCTGAGTGATTTCGACCTCTCTTTGAAAAGCTCGATACTGATCAGCTCCGATTTTCCCGCTTTGAAACTGAGCTTCTACCTGAGATTGGGCTTGACGTAGTGTCTCTAGCTTCTCTTTGGTTGTTTGAACTTGCTTGGCTAAAACCTCTTGTTTCTGAGTTAAGAGAGTGACATTGCCTGTGTCAAATTTTAGTGCCTTATCAATTTGTTTCAGTTCTCGGCTTGCTTCTAAGGCTTCGTGGTTCACCCCTTTTAGAGCTTTTTGTAAGGGCTGGGTATCGCCTCCAATTTCAATTGTGATTCCTTTAATCGTTCCAGCCATACCGTCACCTCCTTACCACCACATCAAAAATTATCAAAGTCTACCTGCGTAGCCTTGCGAGTTCTATCTGCTTCTTTGGTACGCACTTCCACATAGTCTGTCTGATAGTCCAGCGCCATGCCAATCGTTATCTCTTTTAAATCTGACATGGATAGTCCTGTCTCTTTACAACAGTGAAGATAGGATTCTACCGTGAAGGTTTCGCTACTCGCTTCTTCCGACGCATCGACTTTTTTCTGGTGGTCATTCCTTGATTTAACAATTCCATCAGAACCGGTCCTACTGTTTGAAGCGGAAAGTCTTCTAAGCCCATAAAGAACTCTTCAAAAGGTTCAATAGATGGGTTAGCTGATTTGGCAAAAACCCAAAAGAGCCTGTGAAAAAACGTCATATCAAAATCCGCCAACATGCTCATACCCACATCCGATGCAGATAAAGTTTTGCCTTCTTCTAGCTGTTCAGCTTTTTTTAGAATCGACTCTGCCTGCAACATTTGAAACAGATCCTGAAAGTAATCTTTCCCAAATTCTTTTTTATAGGCAATCGGTGTGTAAGCATTAGTAGCTAGCTCAATGTTCTTACCTGATAACTGAATCGTTTTCCTCATGATTAACCTCCTGGTTTCACAGTTGGTTCATAGACTTTTGCGAACCAAGTCTTTTTGACATCTTCTGGGGTATCTTCTGTGGTCCTGCGACGGACTAGCTTATCAAGCGGCCGAGGACTGGCTTTGAATTTCAATTCCACTTCATTGATGTCTGAACCGCTCTTTGTTTTAGAAGCTACTGTTGGCCGGCTTGCATAACAATAATAGAGCACATGGAGCGTTTCTTTCTTATCCCCTTCAAATCGGAACATCAAGGCAAAGTTTTTCTTCTCACTGCTTGCGATTTCTGAGATGACTTTACTCTGGGCATCAATCGTTTCTCCTAACACTCGGGTCAAAAATTCCTGTGTCAAAAGAGCCAGTTTCAGAGTTCCTTCATAGCCATCATTAGATTCTGTCGTATAAAAATTGATGTTGTCTGCTTTATATGAACCAGAATCCCCTTGTGGCTCCAAGGTCAGCTCTGCGGCACCCCTAAGTCGCTCCACTGTCCCGTAGGTCAGCGCCCCATCATCTCCTTCTTTGGTTACTTCTGCCCAATGGACATCCTGCAAACCAAAGGTGACTTTATTTTTCTCCATCGGATTTTTCCTTTCTATTGACTTAAATGATAAATAACCTGATACAGCTTTTCTGTATCCAAATAGGTTTCTTCCTTGTCAAAAAAGAGAGAATGACTGTCGAGTGCTGCTTCTATTTTCTCTTCTAATTCAAGGTCTTTTTTCTCGGTATAAAGCTCCAGTCTGACTTGACTTCCTTTGTGATAAGCCAGATTATCTGCGCCATAATTCTGAGAAGCAGGAAACCAATACACCACAAAGGGAGGAGCTGGACTATGCCCCTCCTCAAAATGATGATAGGCACAGGGTAAACCTAGACTGTTCAAAAATGAAAACCACTCATCTTTTTTCATAACTTCTCCTTCAAGCGCTCTTCAAATTGGCGAATCATCTTTTCTTCAACAGGAGCAATATGCCGAATTCCTTCAACCCTGCCACCGCCTCGTTTAGCATGACCATTTTCAAGGAGGTGTGTCAGTCCTGGTGTTCGATTATAAATCGTTTTTGTCAAAGCTAGATTCGTTTCTTTAGTCACAGTAGAGTTCCAGCCTCGAGCATATTTCCCCCGCTTTTTCGGAGAATGTTTCTTTAACTCATTAACAGCTTCCCCCGTGCTGTCTTCCACCACTGCTTTCACTGTTTCAGTAGACCTTTCAACATAATTCTCCAACTCCTTTTGAACAGCTCGAGCTAGGTCAGACGGGTCAATTGTTGCCATATTGTACCTCCTCTGTCGCATCTATCAGGATTATCTCCTGAGGATAAGTTAACGAATCAATGGCCTTGATATTATAAAACTTATCCTCAAAGCGAAGACGAGTGGTTTGACTATCCAACTCTCGAATGGAAGAGTCGTAGCGCAGCGTAAAGCGTAACTGATGAATATTCTTGACCATTACTGTTGTAGTGCCTTCCATTTCAAGAAGCACCTTGCAGGAACACCACCTAGAAAACAATTGCTGCCACTGACTGCTTTCATTGCCAATAGCATCTTGCACAATGACTCGTTTTTCAAAGAAAACCCGTTTGCTTAATGGAGCTATCTTCATCAGAACACATCCCTTCTGTGAGCAGAAAGAAGAGCCTTGAGGAGTTCTACCAAACTCTCCTGCCCTCCTTCTTCTCGGTGCTCGTAAAGATAAGCTGTCCCAAACAAAACAATCGTCTGAAGGAAGTCAACTTCTTTCTCCTCCGTCACTTCCTCTAGATTCTTGCGTAGGATACTAGAACACAACTCTTCACTGGCAGAAATCATGACTTGAATCAAGTGGTCATCCTCTGAGTGTTCGACTCTCAGATAGTTCTTTGCTTCCTCCAAACTAATCTTCATGAGAAGCCTCATTTCATGGTCAAGACTTTAACCGCTTCATTCAGAATCAACTTGCCGTCCACGCGCTGACTAGCAAGAAAGCCAACTTGACCGCTTTCTGCATAGAGTTCATTCAGGCGCTTAAAGGAACGTCCTTGACGGTCCGCAATCCAGTAGTAAGAAAAGTCACCGAAAGCCAAAACTTTTTTACCTGTATCAATGGTTGGCACAAAGCTAGAGGTGAAATAAGGACGATTCAGAATCATATCTGGTACACCAGCTTGAACAGATGGCTGCCAAATATAGTTGCCGTTATTGTCCTTGAGTTTCCGTAAAGCTTTTACGGTGGAGTCGTTCAAAATCCATACTGCATTTTTCCGATAAGGTGATTTAAGCGAGTGATACAAATCCATGACATCGTCAAAGGTAATCGTCGCACCACCACTAGTCGCCCCTTCAGTGACCGTTTGAAAAATTCCAGTTGGCTTACCTGTTCCATCACCAATCAGAAAAGCTTCTTCTTCCTTCACACCAATACGACGAGCAAATTCATTAGCCATATAGCTTTCCAAATCAAAGACGGAATCATAGAGCAGCTCATCAGAAATCTTAATAGCTGTTCCAACCTTATGGGAACCAAGCGTTACTTGACTAAAGGTATCTTCTGATTCCTTGAACTTAGAGTTCTCATCCATCCAAGTGGCTTCACCGTTCCCTGACACAACTGGAATCTTCCGCTCCCCGCTTGAAGTCTGAATGACCGTTGCAAGACTCCGCATGAAGTTTTCTTCTTGAAGAGCCTGGATCAGACGTTTCTCATATTCATCTGGAACCAAGTAACCGCCACGTGAGTCGTCTCCAATACTGAGGGTATTTTCGATATCATAGAAGTTTTTCTTGCGGATATTGTTCCAAAAAGCTGTGTTATAGGCTTTAGAGGAACGTCCGCCTTTTGGATTTCCTCCGCCTACAGTTGGATTGGCGACAATGGCTTGACTAACCGGACTGGCTAATTCCTTGTCCAGTGCTTCCTGCCGCTCCAAGCGTTCAATCTCTTTACCAAGGCGAACAACCTCATCTTCCATTTCTTCATAACGGGCCGTATCTTCTACAGAAACCAGCCCCTTATCATCCCGACAGGTATCCAGAAAGCTTTTTGCTTTCTCCCATACCTGCGCTCGTTTTTCTCGCAATTGTAAAATTTTACTCATGGTTATTCCTTTCTTATTTCAAGAGTGACAACCGTTTCTCTAACTGAGAAACTGGTGTTTTGGGCTGAGGTTTTTTATCAGCCAATTTTAAAAGCAGCTGGTTGGTCACCGCTGCTCGACTAAACATCATACTTTGAACCGTCCCATCTTCATGAGGTGCAGGCTCATACAAAATAGAATCCGCAAACCCAAGTTCAAGAGCCTTCTTAGCATTAAACCAAGACTCAGCATCCATCAAGTGGGATAGCTGTACCCGAGATAAACTAGTCTTAATTTCATAGGCATTGAGAATGGACTCTTTGACTTCCGATAACATAGCAATGGCCTTCTCCATTTCTTTAGAATCGCCAATTGCGACCGTCATCGGATTGTGAATCATCATCATAGCAACTGGACTCATATTGACGGTGGTTCCCGCCATAGCAATAACACTGGCTGCCGAAGCTGCTATGCCATCAATATTGACGGTCACGTCATCCTTGTAGTCCATTAACATATTGTAGATTTGAGCTGCCGCAAAGACATCTCCACCCGGTGAATTAATCCATAAGGTCAATGGTCCGGTGCCACTCATGAGTTCATTCTTAAAGATTCGCGGAGTCACATCATCATCCACCCAGGATTCACTAGCGATTGTACCATTTAGATGCAGCACACGCCCCATTTCATTCTCGCTGAAATTCCAAAATTTATTCATGACTCTCTCCTTTTTGATTTGTTTTCATAAATCCTCCTGCATCTTTTAACTTGGTCATATTGCCATTAATGAGGTAAAGGTCACCCCCTTCTTCTGGCGGGATAGGGTTGAGTTCTTCCAGCTCTCGGATATCATTTGTCGAGAGCCAGCCGTTTTGCCGTCCAATCGCATAGCCGTTCATTCGACTTTGGTAATCCCCACGAAGCAAGCCATCCACATTGAATTTAATGAAATGGGTCTTCTTTTCTTCCGGCAGCAGCAAACTTTTCTTAAGAGCCTGTTCAAACCGAACCACCCAGGGATCCAAGGTATACTTAACAAACTCAAGGGATTGTTGCTCAATGTTAGAGAAACTGGACTTCTCTAAATCTCCTACCATGTGCGGTGGAATCCGAAAGAGACGCGCAATCTCATTGATTTGAAACTTGCGGGTTTCCAAGAACTGTGCTTCTTCAGGCGGTATCCCAATTTGCTTATAGCTCATACCTTCTTCCAGGACAGCTACCTTATGAGCATTTCGTGTCCCCTGATAGACTGCATTCCAGGAATCTCGGACCTTAGCAGGGTCTTTTAAGATACCCGGGTGTTCGAGAACTCCACCGGGGTTAGCACCGTTGCCAAAGAAACTAGCGCCATATTCTTCACAGGCAAGCGTTATCCCCACCGCATTCTTCGCCAGAGCAATCGGAGAATAACCAATCAGACCATCAAACCCTAAGCCTGGAATATGAAGTACCTCTTCTTGTGATAAAACAATGCTTCCTTTTTCCTGAAAATTAGGATTGTCTTCCTCATAACGATTGTAAACATAAAAGAGCTTGCCCTTCTCACTTCGATGAACGCTCATCTGATCCGGTAGCAAAGGATACAGCCCAATCACCTGACCTGAACGGTCACGAAGAATCTGAGAATAGGCATTCCCCCAGATCAAGAGATGGCTCATCAAGGTTTCCCGAAAGACAAAAGATGTCATGTCAGGATTCGGCTCATCATGCAAAAGCGTGTAAAGGACATGTTCCGTATCCTTTGCTTTTCCTCCTTCGGAGTATCGATAAACATGAAGAGGTAAAGATGCAATGGTCTCTGACAGAATCCTTACGCAGGCATAGACCGCTGTCGTTTGTAATGCCGTCCGTTCATTGACCGTTTTCCCACTCGTGGTTCGACCAAAGAGTAGCGAAAAGTCATTCCCTTCATACTTATTTTTGGGCTCTCCCCTCTGTCGTTTTAGTCCTAATCGTTCCAATATTCCCATAGTCATCTCCTTTTCTAGGCATGAAAAAAAGCACCTCGCTTGAGATGCTTTACAATCACTCTTTCAATTGTGGAAAATCTAATAAATTTAAAAGGATAAGATTCCTCGCTCGTCATAAATACTACCGTCATTCTTTTGATGTCGAATGCACCTGTCTAAAGCCATAATGGTCGCGATAATCCCGTCAATCTTTTCGACAGATTTTTCTTTATCAGGCTTAATATTTCCGGCTGGGTCCTGTCTCATGACTACGTTTTGGGCCATCCATTTTAGAACCGGATGACCTCCATGCTGGATTTTACCTTCCATCATGAGTTTATAGTACTCTTTGGAAGGTGGACTCATGTCCTTATAGCCCTGACCAAATGGAACCATTGTTAAACCCATGCCTTCTAAGTTCTGAACCATCTGTGTCGCATTCCAGCGGTCATAGGCAATTTCTTTGATATGATAGATAGTGGACAGTTCTTCAATGTACCGTTCAATAAATCCATAATGAACAACATTCCCTTCCGTGGTAAGAAGAAAGCCTTGCTTTTCCCAGACATCGTACAGCACATGGTCTCGTCTAGATCTAAGAACCAGGGTTTCTTCAGGCAACCAAAAATATGGAAGAACTTGATAGTTCTCTGCTTCATTTCTTGGTGGGAAGATTAGGACAAAGGCTGTAATATCTGAAGTGGAAGATAAATCCAGACCAGCATAACAATCTCTGCCTTTTAGACTCTCCACATCAATCGGCTGTCTTCCTTTATCATAGATATGTTCCGGAATCCAAGTCACAGCTGAATTGGTCCAAATATTGAGTCGCAATTGCTTGAATACATTTTCTTCTGCTGGGTTATCTAAGGCATTCAGATAAGCTTCCCGAACCCGGTCAATCCCAATCGTATGACCAAGGGAGGGATTAGCCTTTAGCCAGTTCTCTTCATCGTTCCAATCATCTTCTTCTGAAAGGCCATAGACAACTGGATAAAAGGTACTATCTTTTTTTCGCCCCTTTAGTATATCTAAGGCCTTGGTATGCAATTCATAACAAATAGAGTTTTTATCGTTTCCTGCTGTCGTGATAATAAAAAAGAGCGGCTGCTCCCTTGCATCACCACTCCCTTTGGTTAAGACATCGTATAAATGGCGATTGGGCTGGGCATGAATTTCATCAAAGACTAAACCTGATACATTGAGTCCATGCTTGGTTCCAGTTTCAGCCGATAACACTTGATAGAAACCAGCATTGGAATAATTGATGATACGTTTAGTGGCTCCCATGACTTTGGATCGTTTCTCCAGAGCTTTACTCATCAAAACCATTTGCTTGGCCACATCAAAAACAATAGAAGCTTGATTTCGGTCACAAGCTGCCCCATACACTTCGGCACTGGCTTCTCCGTCTGCGTATAAGAGATAAAGAGCAATCGCAGCAGCTAGTTCAGACTTCCCATTCTTTTTAGGAATCTCTACATAGGCCGTCAGGAACTGTCGATTCCCATCTTCTTTTACGATACCAAAAAGGTCACGTACAATTTGTTCCTGCCAGGGTAATAAGAAGAATTTCTGTCCCGCCCAGCGTCCTTTGGTATGGCAGAGATTCTGAATGAAGGTTACTGCCCGGTCTGCCTTTTTCTCGTCATAATGAGAAGTTGGAAGCATGAAGGGAGAAGGGATGTAGTAATATGTCATAAGCGCCCTCCAAGTAAATCTTCCATTTCATCACCTGACCCCACATCTGTATCCATCGAAGCAAGTCGTGTTCTGGAAGATGGAGTCAAGCCAAACTGTTCACAGAATTTAAGCATGATTTTAAGATTGGTCTGAGAAATAGAAACTTGTGGCACTTGTTGGAGATAGCTATTGGGAGTTTTGATGATAGAGCCGTGTTTTGAAAGAAACTCTTCTGCTTCCTTCCAGCGTGCATAAGCTTGGCAGTAACCTGCAAAAGCTGTCATATCCATATCAGTTAAAAGTCCCAATCCTTCTAGGATTTTGCCCATACGCTTCCATTCTTTCTTGGCATCTTCTTCAAGCCAGGAAGGGCATCTAGGAGCTTTCTTCTTAGGCTGTATTTCATTCTTTGGAAGTGGACGCTTGCCAGGATTCCCTTCTAAGATTTTTAAACTAATTGGTTTGGGCTTTCTGCCCTTCTGTGCCATGCCCTCACCTCCTTCAGCCCACAAGAAAAAAGTCCGAAGACTTAATTTCTTATGAATCGATTTTCTCTACTTCATCAATGCCATGTAACACATGGAGTTGTCGGCCATTGTCCCATTGAACAACCAAGGAACCAATATCATCTACATCTTCCACCGTTCCCAACATACCAATTGGCACTGGATTCGGGTCTTCCATTTTTAAGAGCCGCACCCTTGTTCCAGCAGGATACCGCTTTTTTAATAATTCTACAATCTTCGCATTCATCTTTGTTCTCCTTTGGGGTTCAATTTGTTCAATGGTATAATACCTCTATTATACATATTTATCCAGTTATAAGAGATAATTATTCGAATATTTTTTGACTTTCAAGAGTGGTCTCCACAATCAATTGCTCAA